CCGTTCTCCCCTTTTGGGGAGAGGCGGCTATTTCTTATATAGTTATAACTATATACCAAATAGAAACAAGACTCGAAAGAGCAGATTGGACCTAATTAAGGTATCCCAGTCTAGTCACTGGTTATGACTCAAATAACAAACTACATAGTTTTGTACCAGGGCCTGATAAGCTTTGTGTAACATCTATGCCGTGAATAACAGAAACAAAATATTTCAATTATTACAACAAACTTTAACAACAATTTATTAAAGCTTAAAGCTAACATTTTAAACAAAAGTTTAAAATTCCAAGGAGGGGTCTCCCCCTTACTTGTTAAATTAACTATAAACCTTATAATAAATATATTTGGAAAAGTTGATTATAGAATTATTAAGAATTTTCTATCTGAGATAACCAAATTATGAAGAAATAATGGTTTCTTATATATGATTAAGTATATGAAATCTGTTAGATTACATATAACTCGATACATATGTAGAAAACCGTTATTTATTAATGATTCAGGTGTTTCAGTAGATAAAAGTGGATTTCCAACTAAGTTTATAGAACTTAAGAAATTTTTAAATAACCATGAAAGTAGTATTTGTTATCATACTAGATTACGTATAATTTTAACATTATTGCTTCTACCTCGTGGATTAAAACCCACAAAGATAGAAGATGCTAAAATTAAACCTAATTTTAGTTCGATAACTTTACCATTTTCAGGGACTAGAATGAATCCTATTCCCACTTGGTTTATTAAAGAATTTGTTAAGGAGTATAACCTTAAATTGGAGAAACCAACCTATGACCTAAGTAAACATTACTTAAGTCCAAAGGGAGGTCCGATGGGAAAATCTACATGATCATCAATATGATCAATGTATGCTCTTAAACACGAGCTTCATTTATCACTATCATATTTCTTAGGTGAGGCATATAAAACATTGTTTTATCTTCCTTATCTGAAAAATATGGCATTGTCTTATGGGCACGATGTGCCCCCAAAACAATGGCCTAGTGGTAAATTAGGTATTGTTAAAGATCCGGAAGGTAAAAGAAGAATAATTGCAATGGTAGATTACCATTCACAATTAGTTCTTCGTTCAATCCATGATGGGCTTCTTAATAAATTAAGAAACCTACCACAGGATAGAACATACAATCAAGATCCTAACAATGCGTGAGAAGAGAATAAGGAATGTTTCCATTCCTTAGATTTATCATCAGCCACTGATAGATTCCCAGTAAAACTGCAATCTAGACTGCTTACAGAGATGTATTCAGATCCTAGTTTTGGAGAGAACTGAATGAATCTGCTCTTAAATAGAGATTATCTATTGCCAGAAGAAGGCCTATCGGGTGAAAGATTGCGTTATGCAGTCGGTCAACCGATGGGTGCTTATTCTAGTTGAGCAGCATTCACACTTTCTCACCACTTAGTAGTTGCCTGATGTACTTATAAGTCAAAGAAGGTCATAAGATCTTCTCAATATATTATACTTGGTGATGATATTGTCATTAAAGACAATGACATCGCAAGAAAGTATATTGGACAAATGAGTAAATTAGGTGTTGCTATTTCAATGCAAAAGACACATGTATCGAAAGATACATATGAATTTGCAAAGAGATGAATGCATAAAGGAGTGGAGATATCAGGATTACCCTTGAAAGGTATCTTTTATAATATATCTCATATGCGTCGTATGTATACGATCATATTTGATTATTTACAAAGGATCCCTTCCAAGTCTAATTTGACTTCTCTGCAACTTTTCGCATCTTGTTTAAGTGGTATTAAATTCGGTAAAAGAGTATATTCTAAAGCGTTAATACTTAAGTTACTACGTAACTTTAATATTTCGCTCCGTTACTCATATGGATTGTTAACTCCATATGAATTACGTGAATATATTCTTACAGGATTTAATATGGGAGATGAAGTTCTTCCATCAGATAATAGAATCCTTGAATGATTCAAGGGTATTATATGTGATGGAGTTGCTGGAAAAGTCTCAACCCTTTCTCGTGAGTACACTAAGGAGGTGAACAGTTTAGAAGAGCATAGATCATCTCAACATATATTGAATTCAATAAATATTGAAATAACTTATGAAAATCTACAATGATCACCACTTATCATAGGTATGTTTAATCATATTAATAAAGTATCTGAGAAGTGTGGAGAATGATTGTATGGTGACGTTCCATTAATGGACATTATCCAACAATTTACTCTACCTTCAGCAGATTCTTTATCAAGAAAAGACCGAGATATAAATAAAAAGATTGATGAATTAGATTCACTAATCTTTAAATCTATCAAACGGCATTTTAGTGATCAACCATACCCAGATCACTTCTATGGTACAAGGTCCAATGGAGATAAAAATTTATATCCTGGACTTGGTGCCTTAGACGTGAATGTAGCTCCCGAGATTGGCTTTGAAATTAAAAGCCCGATTAATTTTATCCTTAAAACTGAAATTCAAAGATTACATGGTAATCTTGAAATGCAGATGGAAAAACCTCTTCGGGAAGCTGGAATTAAATGTTAGAACATGGAGTAGTTACCATGTCTACCGCTTTAATCCAGATTATTTTAATGGAAGAGTATGGAATAGTTACCATACCTCCCGCTTAAAATACAAATAGTTCAAAGTGAGACTATATATAATAATATTGCTATAAACAACTGTTAATTAAAGTGCTGGGTTTATCCATACTTTTAGCTTTATTTTAACAGATGAAGTTGAAGTGCTGGGTTTACCCATACCTTTAGCTTAACTTAACATCCAAATTTATTTGTTATCGTTATAACTTAGTTACCAAGTTGTGATTAACATGTTCACAACTTGTCTTAAGGTTATAGCGCCGTAATTCTCTGAACTTAAAAGTTCAGAGGAACGG